TGGCAGACAAGTTCTTATTTGGGGGTCAAAGTCTTCTGCAAAGTCCTCTATGTGCCTTCAGATGATTGCCCTAGCACAAGCAGAAGGAAAACTTTGTGCATGGATTGACTCTGAGATGTCTTACTCTGAAGACTGGGCTAGACAACTTGGGGTAGACCCAGAAAAACTAATTTACTCACAAGCAAGAACTATTAGTGATATGGTAGATGTTGGCGTTGGACTAATGAACGCTGGCGTTGACTTAATTGTGGTAGACTCTATTACATCAATGCTTCCAGCAATCTATTTTGAAAAAGATACTGACGAGATGAAGGCATTAGAAAACACTAAACAGATTGGAGCCGAATCCCGTGACTTTAGTAACGCATGGAAAATGCTTAACTATGCAAACAATAAAGTTAAGCCAACTCTGCTTGTTCTCATTTCTCAGTCTCGTAATAATATTAATGCTATGTATACTAGCCAGCAGCCTTCTGGTGGCCAGGCTACTAAGTTTTATTCCTCATGTATTGTTAAACTCTTTTCTTCAGAGTCAGACAATCAAGCGATTAAGGGCAAGATCAAAGTAGGAGATAAATTAATTGAAGAAAAAATTGGTAGAACTATTAAATGGGAACTCCAGTTCTCCAAAACCTCTCCAGGGTTCCAATCTGGTGAGTATGATTTTTACTTTAGAGGTGACGATATTGGTCTTGATACCATTGGTGATCTGGTTACTACAGCAGAACTAAATGGTATTGTAGAGCGCACAGGGGCTTGGTATATCCTTCCTGATGGCTCAAAGGTTCAGGGTAAGGAAGCGTTTGTGAATCGTGTAAGAGAGGATCTTGACTTGCAAGAATCAATCAAGGCAAGGTTAAATGGCTAACTACAGCATATACGAAGGAAAGTTTCCTTGCAAAACATGTAAAAAAGAAGTAAAGACTATGAGAGTTTATATGGAGACTGGAATGGCCTCTTGGATGTGCTCAGACAAACATCTGTCAGAGGTGATGCTATTTAAAAAAGGATACAAGAAAGTAAAAAGAGATGACTGAAAAAAGTGAAAGCAAAAGGATTGGGGCTAAGCAGCACAAGAACTCTGGTCGTAACACCCAAAAGGGAGATGCTTCTTGGAAAAACTTTGTTGTAGATTTTAAAGAGGTTGGAAAATCTTTTACTTTAAATAAAGAGGTTTGGGCAAAGGCTACCACCGATGCTATGAAGAATGGCAAGGATCCAGCAATAGTTGTAGTAATAGGCGAGGGTAACTCAAAGGTAAGACTTGCAATAATTGAAATGTCAATTCTTGAGAATCTAACTGATGGTGTATAATAAGAGTATGGCAAACAATAGTTATAAAGAAAATGTATTTACTGAAGAAGAAATTAAGGATATAGAGACAAACATCTCAAATGAACTTAAAAGTAGAGAGCATGTTGAATGGTCAGATGCTCTTATGGGTAATACACATACAGAAAACCTTGTTAGAATTAAAAGAGATTTTCTTGGAAGGATTGAAATTAATAACCTACCAATGCCAGACTCAGTTATTGAAAAGGTTTTAAAACTTGCAAAAGATATGTATCAACTAGAAACTTCACACCCTCAAAATATTAGTGGTATAACGTACGTTGAGTATAATCCAAAATATGGTACACCATCTTTAAATGTTCATAAAGATAATGGGTCCTGTGGCTTTATATTGGATTATCAACTTGCTTCAAACATATCTTGGCCATTTGGTGTTGAGGAGTCGACATACGTCTTGTCAGATAATTCTATTTTGGCTATGTATCCAACCACACATTATCATTGGAGACCAAGTATTAAATGGAGTGAGGGTAACTTTGTTAGACTTATATTCTTTGAGTTTTTTACTCCAGGGCTAATAAAGGTTGAAGATCCAGAAAAGTATCAAAGTGCTTTGAGTTTTGCCAATAGTTTTGTACAGGAGGATAAGAATGAAGTATGATGAAGTAAATACGATTGTTGACTCAGTTTTAACTGAAGAAGAAATTAAAATGATTTATTCGTTAGTTGAAAAGTCTAACGAGGGCTACCTAATGGAACTGTTTAATCAAAAAATATCAAACTTTCCATTACCAGAAGATATATCTAAAAAAATAATTAGTAAATGTGAGGAGTTGTCTGGGGAGTCAGGATTGGAGATATCTGAGTACCAGTTTTCTAAATATGAAAAAACAACAGATGAAAATGGAAAGACAAGGTATCCAAACCTATTCCCTCATTTTGACGACACCTTTCCAGAGCCAAGGTTCACCTTTGACTATCAGATAGGTGGTAATACTACCTGGCCACTAGTAGTTGAAGGCAGTGTCTTTGAGTTAAAAAATAATCAGGCTTTAACATTTTCTGGAACACACCAGATTCATTGGAGAGTAAAAAAAGATTTTAAAGATGGAGAAAGAATAGATATGATTTTCTTCCATCTCAGAAAAAGAGGCGGGGATAAAAAAGACCCTTCTGTAAACGAAACAATGAATGCTAAAGAGGGAAAGTTTAGAAAGATGTACGATCAGGGGAATAACTAAAATGGCAGAAATGCATAACTACCTAACACCAATGGATAAGTATTCAAAAAGACTGCCTTTTTATATAGACAACTTATTTGATTCAGACCAAGTTTTAAGAATTAAATCTCTTTTAGAAGAGAACAGAAAACTAGAACCTTTTATCATTGGTGACAGAATTGAAGATGGATACATAAGAACTTCTGAATTTAGAAGTAGGTATCAGCCAAAGATTGCAAAGAATATGTCAAGAACTTTGATCGAGTTTGATATGCCAGAAGACTGTGAGAAGGTTTTGGATAGCATTGCTAAGCCGTTGTATGACGGTGATATAGCGCTATGTCACTATAACTATATTGACTACAATATTAAGTATGGGTATGGAGACAATAGCCCAGCGCTACCACCACACCTTGATGCAGATGAGAACCTTATAACTATTAACTACTGCCTTGATACAAATATTGACTGGGACCTTTACATAAGTACCCCAGAAGATTCTTCTAAATTTGAAAAGTATACACTGACTGCTGGTCAAACCATTGTCTTTAGTGCTGTTAATCAAATTCACTGGAGACCAAAAAGAAAATTTAAAGAAGGGGAGTTCTGTGAGATTATTAGCATGGATTACTGCCCAACTACCAACTATAGGTTTACTGGAGAGGACAATCCTATTGATCCAGAAAAAAGCCCAATGAAAAGAAAAGAGTATCTAGATAAGTTACAGTCTCGCCAAGAGATGATGGCTGCATTTAATTTATGGAACGAAGAGGGTCTTCGTGACGGTATTGACATGAAATCGATGGGGTAAACATGGAACAACAAGGTACAACAATAGATATGGTAAACGGTCTAGCAGAGATTGCAGACTACATGCAGGATGAGGAGTTAACAGTAGCGCTTACAATGATAGCCAAGTTAATTATTAAGCCAGACATTCCTTTGAACGTAGCACACGTAGAGATAGTACGGCTTCAAGCAATAGCAGCAAAGATGGCTTTTAAGGCTACATGGATGGCTAATGTTGATAAGTCAGATCGTGGAAAGAAGAATCTTTATTATACTGCAGCAGAGTCTCTTAATAATTTAGTGTCTGCACTCAAATATATAACCCGTTAATCTGCTATACTTATACTAATAGAAACGAGTAAAACATGACAAAAAGTTTATTACAGCAGATTATGGTTAAACAGGAAAAGCCACCAGTGCACTCAGTAGATGTTGCTGGTTTGACTGAAAAGATTCAGTCTGGATATATTGTAAACCGAATTGATAAGCAAACACAGAAGAAAACCTTTGCCCCATCTACAATTGCCTACGGGCATGGAGAGTGTCCAAGGTATTGGTATCTTGCATTTGATGGTCAAATGTTTGAGGATGATGCAACACCATATAGTGCAGCAAACATGACTGCAGGAACAAAATCTCACGAAAGAATTCAGGAAGCCATGGGCAACGTTCCAGACTTTCTTGTTGACTCTGAGTTTAAAATTACAAACAATGATCCACCAATCTTTGGATATGGGGACGTTATTGTAAATTGGCAGGGAGAAGAACTCCTTGGGGAAATCAAGACAATGATGAATGAAGGGTTTGAATACCGTAAGGCACACAACAAACCTAAGAGCGGTCACCTAATTCAGTTATTGATTTATATGAAGATTCTAAAGAAGGCTAAGGCAGTTCTTATTTATGAGAACAAGAATAACCATGAGTTGCTAATCCTTCCAGTAGAAGTTAATGATTATTATCGTCGGTGGGTAGACCAGACGTTTGAATGGATGAGATCAGTTCGTAAGGCTTGGGTCGACAGAACCCTACCTGAAAAGAACTATCGCTCAAATTCAAAAATTTGCAAATCATGTCCAATTAAAAAGGCATGTGCAGAGGCTGGTAAGGGAGACTTTAAACTAAAGTCCTTGGAGCCACTAGATGAAACACTGCCAATGGTGTGATAAACAATTTAAAACAGATATAACATATCAAATATACTGTTCACCAGAGTGCAGAGATATGTCTACTAAAGAAAAAATTGCTGCAAGGTATATGATTTCTAGACGACAAAAAAGAAAAGGCAAGGAAAGAAATTGCAAGTCATGTAAAGAACCTTTATCAATATATAACGATGAAAGTCTTTGTGTTAAGTGCAATGTAAATCCTTCAGATGTTGCAAAAGCATTAAAAGAAATTAAGGATAATCTAAAATGAAATTAGCAGAGGCAATAGGGATAAAAATCCCAAAGACTATTTGTGCTATTGATGCAAGCACTAATAGCCTTGCCTTTGCTATTTTTAACACAGAGAAAAAAACCTTAGAGTCAGTTGGCAAGATTACCTTTAAAGGAAAAGACACCTATGAAAAGGTTATGGACGCAGGACAAAAAGTTAAACTATTTATTGACATGTATGGTGGCTTTGAGGCAATAATTATTGAGCATACTGTTTTTATGAATAGTCCTAAAACTGCTGCTGACCTTGCTTTGGTTCAGGGGGCAATACTTGGGTCTGCTGGACAGTCTGGTACCAAGATTATTGGAAAGGTTTCCCCAATAACTTGGCAAAACTTTATCGGAAATAAAAAGATCTCTAAAGAAGAGCAACTTATTATTCGTGCACAAACCCCAGGAAAATCTGAATCATACTATAAAGCCTACGAGAGAATGCTTCGCAAAGAAAGAACAATAAACTTTATTAATATTAATTATGATAGGTCTATTACAGATAACGATGTGGCAGATGCTTGTGGAATTGGCCACTGGGCACTATCAAACTGGGGTAAGGCAATTGGAGTTGACAAATAATACTATGGCTGCTAAACTATATACAAGTGAAGTCTTTATGCGTAAGAGGTATCTTGTGGATAAAAAGACTCCAGAAGAGATTGCAAAGGAGTGCGGATCTAGTGTTGAAACTATATACGTATACCTTGCTAAATTTGGATTAAGGAAATCAAAAAGATGAAAAAGATTAAATATGTAGCGTTTGTTCTATCATTGGTAGCAGCGGTAGGAATTGCATATGCAACTGCAACTCTTAAAGGGTTTCCAGATGCATTTGATATGGAGGAAGATGATGAGTGAAAACTTAAACATAACTGTTGATCAAGTCAACCACCCAGCCCACTATACTACAGACCCTTCTGGAGTAGAATGTATTCAAATTACACGTCATCGTAACTTTAACATTGGTAATGCTTTTAAGTATTTGTGGAGAGCAGGAATCAAGGATGAATCAAAAACCATCCAGGATCTTGAGAAAGCCATCTTTTATATCAAAGACGAAATCAACAGATTAGAAGGTAAGTATGTCAACCGAAGATGATTTAGTTAAGCACCTTGATCAGGTAAACCTGGTAGTAGAAGAATACCTAAAAGGTAACGATCCTACAGTAATTTCAAAGCAACTGGATATACCAAGAACAAAGGTTGTTACACTAATCAATGAATGGAAAGTCATGGCATCTGCTAATGATGCTATTCGTGCCCGTGCCAAAGAAGCACTTGCAGCAGCAGATACACACTATAGCAAGTTGGTTTCACGCACATACGAGGTGATTGATGAAGCCTCTATGACTAACAATCTTAGTGCAAAGACTGCAGCAATTAAACTTGTTATGGACATTGAGTCCAAAAGAATTGACATGTTGCAAAAGGCTGGCCTGCTTGAAAACAAAGAACTTGCAGAAGAGATGATTGAAATTGAGCGTCGCCAAGAAGTTCTTGTTTCTATATTAAAGGACATTGCTTCAGAGTATCCACAGGTTCGTGATGAGATTATGCGTAGACTTTCTTCATTTGCAAAAGACAACGAGGTGATTACAGTTGTCCACGATGTTCAATGAGTTTTTAGAAGCACTACAAGATGATCACTTTCAAGAGATTCCAGTAGACGCAAGAACATTTGTAGAGGGAGAAGCATACCTTGGCCAACCTCCACTGTCAGATATTCAGTACGACATTGTAGAAGCCATGAGCCAGATCTATCGTAAAGAAGATCTTATAAATTTGCTGGGGGAAGAAAAAGGAAACCAATATTATAATAAGTATACTAAGAACGAAATCATTCTGCAACTTGGCAAGGGATCTGGAAAAGACTTTACATCAACAGTAGCATGCTCATACATCGTATATAAACTTCTATGTTTAAAAGACCCAGCAAAATATTTTGGTAAGCCCTCTGGAGATGCTATTGACCTTATCAATGTGGCTATTAACGCTCAACAAGCAAAAAATGTTTTCTTTAAAGGTTTTAAGACCAAGATTGAAAAGTCTCCTTGGTTTGTTGGAAAGTACAATGCTAAGGCAGACTCAGTTGAGTTTGATAAGTCTATTACAGTTTATTCTGGTCACTCAGAAAGAGAGTCTCATGAGGGTTTAAACCTTCTTCTTGCTGTTCTTGATGAAATCTCTGGCTTTGCTTCTGAGATTGGAACAGGAAATGATCAGGGTAAGACTGCTGACAATATCTACAGAGCATTCCGTGCTTCAGTAGATTCTCGCTTTCCTGACTTAGGCAAGGTTGTTTTGCTTTCATTCCCAAGATATCCAGGAGACTTTATTTCAGAAAGATATGATGCTGTAATTGCTGAAAAAGAGTCAATTGAAAAGACTCACAGGTTTATTATCAATCCAATCTTGCCAGAAGATGATCCAGATAACTATTTTGATATTTCCTGGGATGAAGATCAAATTCTTTCATATAAATATCCAGGAGTCTTCGCATTAAAGAAACCAACATGGGAAGTAAACCCTACAAGAAAGATTGATGATTTTAAGATTGCATTTTTAACAGACATAGGAGATGCAATGCAAAGATTTGCATGCGTTCCAACTTTTGCATCAGATGCCTTTTTTAAGCAGTCTGAAAAAGTAAGAGCCTGTATGACATTGAGAAACCCTGTAGATAACTTTAGAAGGTTTGATGAATCTTTTAAACCAGATCCAGACAAGGTTTATTATGTTCATGCTGACCTTGCACAAAAGCATGACAAGTGTGCTGTTGCTATTGCTCACGTAGATAAATGGGTAAATATTCAGGTAATTAATAACTATGAACAAGTAGCACCAATTGTTGTGGTAGATGCAGTAGCCTGGTGGGAGCCAAAGGTTGAAGGACCTGTTAACCTATCTGAAGTAAAGATGTGGATTCAAAACCTTCGTAGGCTTGGATTTAATATTGGAATGGTTTCCTTTGACCGCTGGCAGTCATTCGATATTCAAAATGAGTTAAAGCAGGTAGGAATGAGAACTGATACTGTTTCTGTTGCCAAAAAACATTATGAAGATATGGCTATGCTTGTCTATGAGGAAAGACTGGCTATGCCAGCAATCGAACTATTGTTCGATGAACTAACCCAGTTAAAGATTATGAAAAATAACAGAGTTGACCACCCACGAAAGAAGTCAAAAGACCTGGCAGATGCCGTGTGTGGAGCAATATTTGGGGCAATATCACATACCCCAAAAGACCAAAATATGGTGGTCGAAGTTCATACCATTAGTGATCGACCTAAGCAGGTTGACACAGGTAGAGACAATGTGATAGAATATAAACCTATGCCAGATGATGTAAAAGATTATCTGGATAGATTCAATCTACTATAAATAAGGAGAAATACCGAATGAATTCATTCAAGAAAATCGCACTAGCCATGGTTGCAGCCATGACTTTGGGCACAATCGTAGCAACACCTGCAAGTGCTGCTGTAATGACAGTTGCTGTAGATCTTGCTGGAACGGCTAACACAACCGCTTCTTCAATTGCTACACCTGCTGCATTGCCAGTCCCTGCAGACAACACAGTTGACGCTGCTGACGCACTTAAGTTCGTCGCAACAGTTGACACAGGAACAGTCGTTTCTGTAGTGACAACAAACGCAACAATCGTGTCTGCATTACACACATCTGCTGCACCAGTAGCAGCGACATCAGGATCATCGTCATTGACAATCGCAACTGGTACAGGAACAACTGCAACATTCTATGTCTATACAAAGACAACAGCAATTGGCACAGTTGTAATCAACAACGGTGGAACAACCCTTACATACTATGTACAGGGCACTGCTGGTAAGATCAACAACCTAACAGTAACCGCTCCAGTATCAGGTGCTGCAGGTACAAAGCAAGACATTCTAGTTACAGCAACAGACGTATTTGGAAACAAGGTTTCTGGTAAGTCCCTTACTGCAACAGTATTTGCTGCAACAGCAACACTTGATTCAGCAACAGCATCAACAGGTGCTACACTTTCAGACTTTGGAGTTGCAACATTTAAGGCAACACTTCCAACAGTTGGAACACGAGCACTAGTTATGTTTGCTCCAACAACATCAACAGATGCAGTTGCTGCAGCAGTTGTAGGCTTGACTGCTCCAACACTTGCTCCATTTGCAGAGATCACAGTCCGTGATCTTGTAGCAGAACTTGCTGCTCAGATTGCTGCTAAGACTGCAGCAGAAAAGGCTCTTGCAGATGCTCTTGCCAAGGCTGCAGCCGATTCTGCTACTGCTAAGTCAGTTGCAGATTCAAATGCGCTCACTGCAGCAGCAGAGATTGCTAAGTTAAAGGCAGAGGCTGTTTCAGCCAAGATTGCTTCAGACAAGGCTCTTGTTGACGCTATCGCTGCTAAGGATGCTCAGATTGCTAAGTTGACTTCAGATAACACTGCTGCACTTGCATCACTAAAGAAGGCATTCAACACACTTGCAAACAAGTGGAACAAGAAGAATCCAAAGGCAAAGGTTACTTTAGTTAAGTAATTATTCCAACATTAAAGGGGTTGCCAATTACGGCAGCCCCTTTTTTGTGCAATAAAATGGTATAATCATCCTATCAGACATGTCGTCTGCAAGGGGGAAAGGTAATTAAACGACTACTAAGAATAGTAACGGCCACAGTCTTAGCCTTTGGCTGGCTACTTATAGCCCCCCAGGAAGCCCACTCTGATGATCCACTCACAGTAGCAGCCCAAGAAATACAGGAACTTAACGATAGCGTAGATGACCTTGGCTATCAAGATGATTTTATAGATCTTATAGAGATAGCAGAAAATAAGTTTGCCTCAGCCACAAATGCGAAGGAACTTAAAGATGATGCC